GGGAGGAAATTAAAGAAACTGATGCTGTTGAAACTTTGATATTTTTCTTAGATGCTGTCATGGAGGAATATGTTCAGAAAACAGAGAATATTCCATTCATGAAAAGTTCTCATGAGTTTGCTAAAAGACAAAGAGCTATAGGATTAGGAGTTTTAGGTTGGCATTCTTATTTACAGGATAAAATGATAGCCTTTGAAAGTTTAGAGGCTAAATTTTTAAACCAAGAGATTCACCAATTGATAAGAGAGCGTTGTGATAAGGCTACAGAAAATCTAGCTGTTTTACTAGGAGAACCTGAGTATCTCAAAGGATATGGAAGGCGAAATCTAACAACAATGGCGATAGCCCCAACAACTTCAAGCTCATTTATTTTGGGGCAAGTATCTCCTTCTATAGAACCTTTGAATAGTAACTATTTTACAAAAGATCTTGCAAAAGGTAAATTTACCTATAAAAACCCTTATTTAGAAAAAGTCCTTACTGAAAAGAAAAAAAACACCCAAACTACATGGAAGTCAATTTTACTTAAAGGTGGGTCTGTACAGCATTTAGATTTTCTATCTGAGGAAGAAAAAGACGTTTTTAAAACATTTGGCGAAATTTCACAAAAAGAAATAGTATTGCAAGCTGCTCAGCGACAAAAATACATAGATCAAAGCCAAAGTTTAAACCTAATGATCGCTCCAAAATGCCCTCCAAAGCAGGTAAGTGAACTCTTAATTTTTGGCTGGGAACAAGGAATAAAAAGCTTTTATTACCAAAGAAGTGCAAATCCGAGCCAAGAGCTTGCACGATCAATATTATCTTGCACCTCTTGTGAGGGTTAAAAATTCATTTTAATTAATTTTTTGTGTAAATCATTGCTAGATGGAGTACGATTTTTCAGATAAAGCAAAAGAATTTTTGGAGACGCAAGCTGCTAAACGACCTGGACGTAAAAGCGGAGCACAGACTCCAGCTAAACCTTCAGAGCGTAAAAAAGGTTCAAAGAAAAATCCTAAAGGTTCAGCTGGCGGAGGTAAAAAAGCCCCTAAAATTACATTTTCTGAAAAAGTAGTAACAGCTCTTAAGAATAAAGTAAAAGAGCATAATTCTAAATACTCCAAAAAAGTTACTTTAGGTCAGCTTAAAAAAGTTTATAGACGAGGCGCTGGAGCTTTTTCAAGTAGTCATAGACCTGGAAAATCTAGAGGTCAATGGGCCATGGCAAGAGTCAATACATTTTTAAGAATGGTGAGGGGTGGCAAAGTAAAAAAATCTTACAGAGCAGCTGATTCAGACATAGCAAGAGGTAGTGAAGAATACTACAATGAAGAAGTAGGCCAAGAGTATATTGATTTTAGCGAACTTAATTTTACAATGGCTAAAATTGATCTACTAAAAGCTGGAGTAACTGAAGAGGAAATGGACAGTGAAGCTGAAGATTTAGAATATACAGAGGCTCAAAAAAAAACTCTAAATAAACCCTTTAGGTTGCCTAGTGGCTCAAAAAAAAAATTTGGAGTCTATGTGAAGAATGAGAAAGGAAACGTTGTTATGGTCAAGTTTGGTGACCCAAACATGGAAATAAAGCGTGACGATCCTGAGAGAAGAAAAAGCTTTAGAGCTAGACATAAATGTGACACAAATCCAGGTCCAAAGTATAAGGCTAGATATTGGTCATGTAGATTTTGGAGTAAAAAACCAGTCAGCAAGATGACATCAAGTGATGCTGTTGCATGGGATGATGAGGAAATATTAAGCGAGTGGGGATGGGATGATGGCAACTTTGTAGAACAAAGTGATTTAATTGCTAAAAATCCAAACTTAGAAAACGTTTCAATTTTTATTGAAGAGAACGATCTATAAGATATAATCATGCTATCGCATGAAAATCTTATTTGTATCTGATTATACACTTGCTCAAAGAGAGGGTGGAGCACAAAGGAGCAATAACCTTTTAATCAAAAAAGGTAGGGAATTAGGGCACGAAATTATAGAGCATAGTTATGAGTCTTCAATAACAGACTTTTTAGCGTCTTACGATTTAATCATAAATTCTAATTTAGAGCATATAAATGCCATTAGTCCTGAAAAAATAGACTTTTTAAAAAGACTACCTAATTCTGTTAGACTAGAACATGACTCATGTTTATACTTAGATGATAGAACAAGGGCGCATTTGTTTACAAGATCTAAAAAAAACTTTTTTTTAAGTGAATTTCATATTTCTTTTTTTAGAGAGCTTTATGGAGATTACTTTATAAATACAGAAATAGTTTATGACCCGATTGATACAGAGCTTTTTTGTAAAACAAATCAAGAAAAAATTTATGATGTAGTATATTGCGGTTATATTCATGAACTGAAAGGTGCTAAAAAAATAATTGATTTTGCTAGGAAAAATCCAGACAAACAAATATCAATTTTTGGATGGTCTCACACAGATCCTAATGAATTTTTCAAAGACGAAAATAATATAAAATTTGGCGGTCTTAAAACTCAAGAAGAGATTGCAGCCATCTTAAAACAGAGCAAAGCTATATTTCATTCACCAATAGTAAATGAACCGTTTTGTAGAATGATAGGTGAGGCGTTACTATGCGGTGTTGAAGAGGTAATAGGCGAAGTAAACAAAATCGGAGCTTACCTAGAATTTGAAAAAGTGGGCTATAATAAATTTAAGGAAAATTGCAATTCTGCTGCATCTAAATTTTGGCATAAAGTAAATGAAAAATAAAATTTCTATTATATCTTCTGTATATAACAGCTCTAAATGGCTTCTTAAATATTTGGATTCTGTTGACAGTCAATTTTTAGATGAATTTGAAATTGTTTTTGTAGATGCAAACTCCACTGATAACTCTTTATCGATCATAAATAATTATGAATTTAGACAAGGAATTAAAGTTAAAGTTATAGAAGAACATAGTAGGATAAGTATTTATAAAGCTTGGAATATAGCTATAAAAAATTGTAAAGGCGATTATGTAATGAATTGGAATACTGATGATCTACTATATAGATCTGGTTTACAAACTTACTCATCTTACATAAAACAATATCCAGAAATAGATTTTTTTTATAGCCCATGTTGTGTTGTTAATGATCAAAATTTAAATAGTATTGTAGGTCTTAGAAACTGGCCTGAATATTCTCACAAATCTTTACTTCAAATTTGTATAGGAGGCCCATTTCCAATTGTTAAAAAAAGTGCTATAGAACAATGCGGTTATTTTAAAGAAAAATATATTTCTTCTGGAGATTACGAAATGTGGTTAAATTTATCTAAAAAAGGGTTTAAATTTAAAAAAATATCCGATATAATAGGTTGCTTTTATCAAAGAGAGGATTCTACATCTATGCATAATTTAAAAGCAGCTCAAAAAGAGGACAAAGAAATACAAGAGTTACATAAATGAAAGTTATAAGTTTTAGCTTATGGGGGGCAGACCCCGTTTATACAGTAGGTGCAGTTAATAATGCTAAAATTGCACAACAAATTTACCCTGAATGGGAGTGTTGGTTTTATGTAGGTAAATCTTGCCCCCTTGAAATCAAAGAGAAATTAAAACAACAGCCTAATACTAAAGTCATTGAAATGAGTGAAGCGGGAAGCTGGAACGGCATGTTTTGGAGATTTTCTCCAGCGACTGACCCCACTGTAGATGTAATGATATCACGCGATACTGACTGTAGGCTTGACAAAAGAGAAAAATTAGCAGTAGATCAGTGGCTTTCTAGCGGAAAAAGTTTTCATATTATGAGAGACCACCCTTTTCACAAAACAGAAATACTTGGGGGTATGTGGGGAGTTAGAGGCAATGTTCTAAAAGATATGGATAATCTAATTGAAAAATATCACAAGGGTGATTTTTGGCAGGTAGACCAAAACTTTTTAAGAGAACACATATACCCAATTATTAAAAACGATTGCTACATTCACGATGAATTTTTTCAAATTAACCCGTTTCCCTCTGCCCGTGTTGGAACAAACTTTGTTGGGCAAGCATTCAACGCAGAAAACCAACCTCTACATCCTGAACACGGAGAGATGTTAAGATGAAATTAGATAGAGTAGTTTTTGCATTAAATTCTAACCCTCTTTATTCGGGGATGTGGGACATTGTTTCGGAAGTTTATTCAAAAAAAACATCACTTATTCCCACGCTGCTTTTTGTAGGGACTCAAGACGAACTTGAAAAGGAGATTAATTTTAATTTTGGAGAGGTTTATCTATTACCTAAATATGAAGAATTTATAAGCAATCCTAGTTTAGATTGGACTGTAACTTGGTCTCTTTATTGGGGCATCTCAAATCTTTTTCCAAATGATTTTTGTCTTACATCTGGAATGGATGAAATTCCACTATCTAGCGCTTTATGGGACATGATAGAGCCGATAGATGACTCTAAGTTTGTGGTTGGATTAGGTCCACACCCATACGGTTCACATAAGCTTATAGGAAGTGGTCAAAATTCTGGAAAAGGTTCAACCTACAAAAAAATATTTGATATAAAAGATGATCTTTATGAAGAACTAAAAAGAATTTGGGATTTAAAAGAAAAACTACCTAGAGCAAATCTTATAGGTGGATCTTGGTGGGGCTTAGATGAAGATTATATTTCTACAAAAGTTTATAATAATTCAGATGTGCATTTTTTAGATCAAGATTGGGTTAACAATAATCTTCAATCAAAAAAAATATGTAGGTCTAGGGACGGTTTTGGCTACAATGCCGAGCTAATTAATAATGGTTTTTATTGGACTGCACACATGGTTAGACCGCTTAGTGATCCAAACAATCAAGCTCTAATTGACAAACTATTAAAGGATATTAGAATTAGATAATGACAAACATTTTAGTAACAGCCGCTGGTTGTCCTGGGTTTCTTAATATTAGAAATTCTATTAAATCTTCTTCTCTTTTAAGAGATATTTTGATTCATGGCTGTGATATGAATCCAGACTCTCTTGGACTTAAATTTGTTGAACACTCATTTAAATCCCCCAACGGAGCGTCTCCAAAATATATTTCCACGATATTCAGGTATTGTAAAAAAAACAACATCAAACTCATTATACCTTGTTCAGATGAAGAGTTAATACCTTTAGCCACTGCTGCTTCAGATTTTTTAAGCATATCTTGCAAAATACTTGTATCAGAAAGCCTCTCGTTGAAAAAAATATTAAACAAGGGCAGCTTATTTAAGTTTTGTAAAAAAGTTGGGCTTGGGCAAATTATACCCAGTTATAATATCTGCAATAATGTGGACGATTTATCTAAGCTTTATCATTCCTTTGAGAAGAAAGGAATAACTACTTGTGTCAAGCCTGTTTCAGCGCACGGCAGCAGAGGATTCAGAATAATTAAAGAAAATATAAGTAAAAAAGATTTTTTCTCTCAAAAAAATATTCAAAACAATATTTCATTCTCCGACTTATGCAAAATTTTATCAGACGGCGGCAAATCTTTTCAAGATTTAATTATAATGGAATATCTAGACGGGGAGGAGTATAGCGTAGACTGTTTAAGAACAAAGAAAAATTTTTTCTGTATACCTAGAAGCAGAGATCAGATAAAAGAAGGAATATGCACTGGGGGAGAGACTAAACAAAAGCAAGATTTAATACGTCTTTCAAAGATTTTGTATAATGCTCTAGATTTAAAATATAATGTAAACCTACAGTTTAAATATAATTCACAAGGACAACCCAAACTTCTAGAAATAAACCCCAGAGTTTCAGGCACTATGGAACATTGTAGGGGTGCGGGTGTTGATTTGCTTGAAGCAGCTATCTGCGAAGTATTATCAATAGAAAATGAAAATAATTACAAAATTAAATGGGGAACGAAATTAACCAGAGTTTGGAAAGAAATTTTTGAATATAATGGGAGGGTCATAAATAAATAAAATGAGCGACTTTACCATAAAGCATTACAAAAACACGTTACAAAAATACAAAGATGAGGGATATACATTTCGTGATGCAGTTACTCCATGCGATCAAGGGGTAGGTTGCAAAACAATTGTGTTAGTTCACGATGTTGATCACGATGTATCCCTTTGTTCTAATTTTTTAAATGCAGAAAAAGAGCTTAGTGTTATTTCAACTTACTTTTTAAGACTACATGCAAGACAATACAATATGCTATCACTAGCTTCTATTAAAATAGCCAAAAAAATATTAAATTCTGGACATCAAATAGGACTGCATTATGAGCCTAGTTTTTGCCCCAAAAACACTTCGCAGGAAGAAAATGTTAATAGTGAGTTAAGAATACTCTCTAACATTATAGGAAAAGAGATAAAATGTTTTAATATTCATGAACCAGTTAGAGAGAGAATAGATATAAAAAACCTTATTCCTGAAAAAAATAGATGCCCTAATTCTTCTACATTCAGGGATTTTAAGTATTTATCAGATAGTAGCTGTAGGTGGAGAGAGGGTTGCTTTTCTCTTCACTTAAATAAATGGAACAAGCTATTGGTTTGCACTCATCCCCTTTGGTGGTATAAAAATTCTCCAACAGAAAACTATTAAAATGAAATTTCAAGAAGCTAGCAAAAAAACAACGACAGGAAAAGTAGCATTAGTGGATATAGATGAAACTATTTGCTATTATGAAAAAAAGCGAAGGTATGATTTAGCAATTCCCAGTCAAGAAAACATACAAAAGATAAATAAGCTCTATGAAAAAGGTTGGAAAATTATTTACTGGACTGCAAGAGGGGCTACTTCGAGAATAGACTATTATCAATACACAACACAACAACTTCAACAATGGGGTTGTAAATATCATGAATTAATCACAGGGACAAGCCAAAAACCTAAACCAGCTTTTGATTTAGTAATTGATGACAAGGCCAAAAGAATTGAAGAACTATGAAGTGTTTAATAATAGGTTATGGAAACATAGGTAAGGTTCACGCTAAATATTTAACCAAAAACAATATAGACTGGTATTGGCATGATCCCGATCCAGTTGGACCTTTACCTAAAAGGTGTGATTTAAATAATTTAAATTGTTTTGATAGAATATTTATTACATCTCCTGAAAAATATCACTACGATAATTATATTCATGTGAGAAATAGTGGATATAACGGGAAGATTTTTGTTGAAAAGCCAGTCGCCTTAAAGCAGAGCCATGCTGATATTATGCTGTCTGATGAAAACCTAACAGTAGGAATGGTAGAAAGGTTTAACCCTGCGGTTCAAGCCTTAAAAAGAATAATAGAGCCAGATAAACTTATAAACATAGACTTTAGTCGTTGTTGCGTTGCGGAAGAATCTTCAGGAATTTCTATCTTTGAGGACATCGGAATTCATGACATAGACTTGTTATTTCATCTTTTGGATTTAAAAGAAGTGTCTGACTACAGGGTAATCAAATTTAATCAAACAACCATTTTTTCCTCGACATCCCCTCTTTCGAGAATGATTTGGAGCAAAGATACCTTTTTTAAAGAAAGAAAAATAATAGTTAGACAATCTAACTGCACTTATGAAGTAGACTTACAAGAGCAGTCGCTTATAAAGCACTGGGATATAAATAAGCATCATGTTTCAGAATCATTATTTGTGGAAAAAGCTTCTTCAATTGAGAATGAACAAAAATTTTTCTTTAGTGACAAAAGACTAGATTGCAAAAAATCCCATCAGCTATTGTATGAACTTTTATGAAAAATGTTAATATACACCCCAGCAGCATAGTTGAGTCTGAGAATATAGGTAAAGGCACTTATATCTGGGCTTTTTCTCATATTAGTGTGGGCGTTAAAATTGGTAAAAACTGCATAATAGGAGAGGGGGTTCACATAGGACCAAATGTAATCATTGGTAATAATTGTAAAATACAAAACCATTCTCTTATATATGAAGGGGTTGTCATAAAAGATGATGTTTTTATTGGTCCAAATGTAGTAACGACAAACGATCTGTATCCACGCTCTTCTGGAAATTGGCAATCAAGGTTTAGAAAGACCCTGATTAAGAAAGGTGCATCTGTGGGTGCAAATTCAACTATAGTGTGTGGAAAAATTCTTGGAGAGAATTGCATGGTTGCTGCTGGCTCAGTTGTAACAAAAGATATTGCAAATAAATCTTTAGTTAAAGGAAACCCTGCTCGCCACCACAAGTTTCTATGAAAATATTAATAATACAAGAAGCGGGTCGCCATCCTGAAAACTCAGATTTTAGGGAGTGCTTGTGTCTTTATCGAGCGTTTAAACAAGTAGGGTGGGAACCTACAGTATATGGTAAGGGTTATGAGAACTTTAAAAACCCGCCTGATTTTAATGGTTTTGATTTTATTTTAAATTTAGAAAATTATGGAGATGAATGGCTTCCTGATTTATCTAAATATAACAAACCTTTTAAAATGCTATGGAGCATCGATGCACATTGTCGTGGTACGGAACCATATGAAGATATTTTTAAACAAGGTAAATATAAACTTTTGCTTCACTCAACGTTAGATTATGTAAGAGCTTCACATCATCTTTGGTTCCCTAATTCCTTTTGTGACGATAAGATTAAAAATTTAAATTTAGAAAAAACAAATAATATTTCTTTTGTTGGAAACCTGGTTAACCGAAAACCATTACTGGATTATTTAAGTAAAAATTTTGGTTTAAAGCAGCATATTTTTAAAATCGGAGATAAAATGGTGGAGGCAATAAATCAAACCAAATTACATTTTAATAAAAATATGTCTTGTGATTTAAATTATCGAAATTTTGAAACCATCGGCTGTGGAACAGCTTTATTAACAGACTATAACCATATGTATGATCACCTCGGTTTTGTTGATGGAAAGAACTGTATATTTTACAATAGCCTTGAATCTTTGACACAAAAAATAAATTATTATTTAGATAATAATCAAGAAATGAATAAAATAGCAAAAGCAGGAGAGAAACTCTCTTTAAACCACTCTTATAAAAAAAGAATTAAATCATTAATAAATACTTTAAAAAACAATGCAATTTAAAAAAGCTTTAGTAACAGGGGGGGCTGGCTTTATTGGCTCTCACATTGTAGACCGTTTAATAGAGCTAGAATGTGATGTTGTGGTTGTTGATAACAAATCTGCTGAATGTCACGATCAATTTTATTGGAACAAAAAAGCAGAAAACCATGAGGAAGATATTTGTGATTATGAATCCATAAAAAATTTATTTAAAGATGTGGATGTAGTTTTTCATTTAGCAGCAGAATCTAGAATTCAGCCTACTTTGGAAAATCCTATTTTAGCAGCAGAAGTTAATTGTGTCGGCACTTGCACGGTATTACAATGCGCCAAAGAAAATCATGTAAAAAGAGTTGTCTATAGCTCTACTTCAGCATCTTATGGAATAAAAAATGAAATTCCAAATTCAGAGGTAATGCCAAATGATTGCTTGAATCCTTATTCAGTTAGTAAAGTAGCTGGTGAAGAGTTTTGCAAAATGTACACAGATTTATTTGGTTTAGAAACTGTAGTTCTAAGATATTTTAATGTTTATGGGGAGCGTCAACCACTCAGAGGACAATATGCTCCTGTTATTGGATTATTCTTAAAACAAAAATCTGAAGGAAAGCCGATGACAGTGGTAGGGGATGGTTATCAAAGAAGGGATTTTACTTATGTTAAAGATGTGGTCGAAGCTAACATTTTAGCTTCTAAACTGAAAAATCAAAAAGTATCAGGAGAAACTTTTAATATTGGCACAGGAGTAAATTACAATATACTTGACATTGCTAAACATATTGGTGGCCAATATGAGCATATACCACCAAGATTAGGTGAAGCCAGAGAAAGTTTAGCTAGCAATTCTAAAGCTAAATATTTACTAAGATGGCATCCTAAAACCAACTTGAAAGACTGGA